TTGAAGAATGGCGGAACCGTCCGCTTGAAGCGTTCTACCCTGTAATATTTTTTGACGCTCTCCGTGCGAACATCCGCGACGAGGGACATGTCAGGAAAAAATGAACGCGCCAGCGAATAAAACCTAAAAAGAAAGAGAAAATAAACGTATTTATTATTACAAATTATGCAAAGACATTGCGGAAAATGATTGAACTCTTTACTAGTTCATACTACATACGGCAAGTAAAGAGCTGTATAATTTATACGAGGGAATAAATCACACAAGCTTTTAGTTGCAGAGATGCCAAAGCACTCTCATACGTATAGAAACGCTTCGTCTACCTCAACAGGGATGTGGGTGGGTAATGCAAATGGTAATTATTTTGGTTATTCTGAAACAGCGGAGGCTGGAGGAGATACGGCTCACAATAACATGATGCCTTATATTACAGTTTTTATGTATAAACGTACTGCCTAAGCGGTTCTTTTATAAAAATAGCAGGTAATATATGGCTGTATGTTATTATGGGCAGAACCGCCTCCCTGTAAAAAATCGGTAGAACTGTCTTCATAATTAACGCTGTTGTATCCTCCACCTCCAGAAACTTGATCTTTTTTCTTAATCCCATGTCCATGAGAGGGCATTTGAGCAATCGTTAAAGTGTGGGATTTATTCCCTCCTTTAATTTCGGCAGCTGTTTGGTTTATTGCACCTGCGGACATTGAACCGCCGTGATCCGCTAAACTCGGGTTTGTTGCTGATGTTGAATTGGCTTCGCTGCTTCCAACGCCCATCGGAACGCGCCCCATACCCCATGCTACCCATGTGGAACCGGGATATTTTGCATTCATCTTCGCGGCGGTGTTTAAATTCGGATCTACAGTCATAAAGATTGTGCTTACAGGATGAGCTCCCAAGAAAAATGCTTTTTCTAAGAGAGCAATATCTATTTTAATTTTTCCATCTCCGCCTGCCACTGCACGTATGTATTCTGCCGGATCAGTCGAAGCAGCTCCTTTCGCGTAACCTCCATAATTTTCATCTAAAGGCGCTAAAACACCGGGTCCGCTATTGCTCCATTCAAAAACAGCCGGTACTGTATCCTGCGTATTTGTCAGTATCCAAACATGCCCATCAAATTTATTTGTAATCTTTGTCGAATTAAATATTTCTTCCCTAACTGTTATTGATGGTATTTTTGATAATGCGTAATTTGTCAATTGCTGTTGTGTTGGATTTGGTGTGCTAAAATTATATGCATCCAAATATCCGCCGCGTCCCATCCATTTCCTAAGAGCTCTTATAAGTTGATCCGGATCTTTATTATTAGGCTTTACGCCAAGTTCCTTAATACAGCTTTCAAGATTATCAAGTATAAGATTGAAAGTTGCGGCGGGAATAAATGACGGCTTTTTCAAAGGGTTAGTAAAATCACCATCGGTAAATTTTTGGGTATCCGGGTCAAGCCCCGGGTATTTCACATCCTCTCCGTACATATTTACAATTTTGTCATCTGGGTATAATCCTGGCATAATTACTCCTTTATCCAAGTATATTTAAAAATTGGAATTCTCCAATTTGTATTGAAAATACGCTATATTACCTGCAATTAATCTATTGTTTACAGCTTGTTCAAAATCATCAACCTTTTTGATACCTGAAAAAAAACATCCTTCATAACATCTCGGATAACTTTGTTTAAATGAGTAAGTATCCAAATTTACGATGCATTCTTTTGCCGCATTTATTAGTTCATCATCTTGAAATTCTACAACTATATAAAAAAAAGAAAAGAACGCAGGGCGTGAAAACATAGACGTACCAAATTTCGAGAACCCAAAGAACGAAGCCTTAAATGGAAATATTAAATCAATAAATTTTAGTCCATAATTTTTTGCAATATCAGTAATAATAAAACGATTAATTAAAGATGCTTTTTGTACATTAAGTTTATTTCTGCGCTCTTGAAGTGATAATTGTACATCCGTGCGTCCAATTAAAACGCGCTCCCAATCACCTATTGTTTCGACTGAAGTATCGCTTTTACTTTCCGCAATCAGATCGAACATTCTTTTTCTTAAGGAAATAATTTCATTAGTTTTAGCTTTGCAAAATAGACTAATGTCACTTTCAGGATCAGAAAATTGATTTTCCCAGTACTCCCCCATGGGGAATAACTGGCGAATTGCAGCACAGTAGTCTTTTTTTGTTGCTGTTTCTATACCCATGTAATTTCTCCTAATACTGGATACTCTAAAATCGTCGTTTGTAAACTGCCAGCAATATCACCAGATATTTTTACTGTTATATTTGTTATTTTAACGCCATCAATAATTGATTCGCGTAATGCTCCAGATGTTAAGTAAATTCCAGGTTTTGCAGTGTATTGAAGATATGTTTTTAAACGAGTTGCCGCTAAGTCTCTATTTTCCTGACTATCTTCTTGCGGAAGCAGTTTTAATTCAGGGTTGATAGAAACAAGCGCAGGTGTACGTACTTCAAAGACAATTGGAGGAGAAACGGCGCTGATGTAATCACGAACCGCCGGAAGATTGTTTACCTGATAGATACCGTTTTGCTGATTCCCATTAATTACTTGAATAAGTAAAGCGCCAAATACGCCAAAATTTTTAAACTCCCATGCATTGGAAACTTCAGGAGATGCATCAATTGCCCATGCTGCATAATCCCCACTTTTACCATATCTTGTCGGATTGCGAAGATAAACTAAAACGCGATGCAAGTATGCTTCATCGCTTTCAGGATCAGTTCCACCCAAAATACCCTCTGCGCCGACAACGGCTTTAGAATCAACGCCTGAAAAAATCGCGGAGACAATAGAAAGCGAGCTGCCTGCTGTAAGATTTGAATCTGTTCCTGTTTCCTCCGCTTTTACATCAACAAGTGTCTTACCGTCGTTAAGAATTCGAAAAGATTTTTCTGTAAAATATCTCTTTCCGGAAGTGCTTTTAAAGACAGTTCCAACAGGTATAGATACTCCAACAACGCCATATACTTCCACTTTGCCAATCGCCGCTATCGCATATAACGGCGGTACAAAAAGAGACCAATGCGAACGTAAATATTCACCTTCTGCGGTATCAGGGAAAAGCTGTTTTGAAAGAAAAACTAAATCACCTTGGAGCATATGGCTAAGTCCGGCATCCACATTCGCCAAAATAGACACTAAGTTATGGCGAGGTGTTTTGTCCAGCGGTTTGAACAAACTGTAATAATTGGCAAGGGTTTTTTCTTTTAAAACCGGTAAACTATCCCTTTGAAACGCCATTCCAAACATCCTTAATTAAAATATTATTTTCATTCGGCTGTATTATTTCTACAGAGTAAGAAATTTCATTTTTACCGGTTCGTTCAACAATACAGCTTATGCTTGTTGCTAGACCATCTGTAATAAGCCATAACAGACATTCCTGTAACATTCTTTTGAAGGTTCCTGCCGTCTTCCCGTCAACTTTGCCGTTTTCTCTTAACATGAAAAGTTCGCTCCCAAAATCAGGATCAGCCCACCATGATCCTTTGTCCGTTCCGATGCTCATTTGCGCAAGCTCGCGGATATCGCTCCAGTTTTCAATACAAACTGTTTTATTTGCCTGTTCCATGCAATACCTTATCGCTTTCCAAATTGTTAAAATCTTCTTTGTTTGTTAATAGAGCCAAAGCGACAGCAATTTGCGCTTTGTATGTTGCACCTCCGTCCTGAGCAGCGGTTGTCGAATTCTTTAAAGCATCAATTACACCATCTAGACGTGCTGACATCTTTTCAAGTTGCTGTTTTAATTCAGAGCCTTTGATTAGTCCGCCTTCATCGGTTCCGAATAATTCCACCTTTCCGTTTTCTCTTGCGATTATCCAGCCGCCGCTTTCGGTATATAAAGCTGTATCGCCGTCTTCCAGTTCGGGCGGTTTTATTTTTTTATCTGCAATCAGCGGCATAATTTCAAAGCCTGAAAAATCGCCGCCCTGGCAAAATACAAATGCTTTTCCGTTTTTCGCCTTGGCGGTGAAACCGTAAGGAAACGCTTCTTTCTTTTTTAACATTCTGCCGGAAACAGTTTTGATTTGTATTTCACCGTTATCGTTTCGTTTTTGAAAAGTTCCAATAGAAAAAAGATTACGGACTTTCGCATTTAACTGTTTTAATAACATATCGCTCACAAATACATCTCCCTGTTAACAAGCGTTATATCGCAGTTCGCGGTTTTATCGTCCGCAGAATATTCAACTTCGGATATCAACAGATTAGTGTCAAATCCTAACGTCGGTACTTTAACCGGGATTATTGAATTTGGAAACCAATATATTTCTTTTCTATACGTATTTCCAAGGGTTTTAATTTGTTCGTCAGTTAGTCCCCAGCCAGAAACAGTAACTATCGTTTTTACTTCCTTTCTGCGCCGCATTTCAGTTTTTGCCCGGCGTTCAAGTTCAGTTAACGTAACATATGGATCTGTTATATCGATAGTAAGAGTTCTGTTTCCAGGACAGGTATTATCAACAAGACGTACGGGATCCCCTCCGCCGCCTTTGACTATATATTCGTGGAATTGTTCCGAACCGTTTTCTGTCCATTTAATATTTTTTATATTTATACCTTCGGTTATGTGAAAAGGTTTTCTGACAGCTTCTATTTCTGGAACTCTCCAAAGATACAAATTACCTATTTCGTTGCTTGTAAAAATATAACCTTGCTGATCCGCTTCGTCCATTAATTTTGTCCAAGGGCTTTCATTTTCAAAAGCAAAGTAATTAACAGGATCTGTAGGGTCAGGCTGACCTTCCGGGAAAGTGTCGCAAAAGATATCAAACTTGTCACTTATATGCCTTGCAAGCTCCCTTAGTTTTGGTTCGGAATAATCGAAATTATCGTCATAATCTGACCACGTTGAATCAATGATGTCCCTTGCGGGAGAACGTCCCACTATCATAAAACTGTGTTTATCCGCGCTTGCAGAAGAAGTGATTTCATCAATCAAAACGGTGGAAATTGGTCTCTCACCACTGTTACCAATGTCTAGGTTATTCCTGCAACGTACTTCGAGCCTGTGATGCCTTCTTACTTTTTTTCGTTCCGAAGGCGGTACTTCAAGCTCAAGAGAATGGCAGATTTCATCTAATGATTTTCTGAGCTTAATAGACCGCCACAGTAACTCCTGCCCTGTGGTCGCGTTTTTTATAAATGGCTTAAACATAAGAAACCTCGCCGGATATCAGAAGCGAGTCTTCGATAAGGTTCATCGCTCGCAGCCTTTCTTCGTCACATCCAAGATAATGAGACAATAAAAGAAGCGGGACGGGCACTTTTACATTCTTTTTTAGTTCATTATTCATGGATTTTTGCTTTAGTATTTGAGAGAGCATTGATCGCATTTCAACAGTTATCTTATACAAATCAGGATCTTCTAAATTAATACTATTTTCAAGGCTAACATATAAAGCCCAATAACCATTCATTTTATTAAAAGTTATATCATCCATTTGCATTAATAGTTCAGCAGAAGCGCATAAACATACAGCACGAAACATATTTTCGGTTGAGTTTTTTGTTTCTGCTTGATTAGTAGTAATCGCATCAATAGGCAACTTATATCTTAATGATGAAAAAAACATCATGACTATATTTTTTTTATTATCTGATTTTAAAAAATAATTTTTTGTCGTTTCTGCGGATTCGCTTACAGAAGCTGCAGCGGCTGTAATAGAAAAAACAGCGTTAACCATGGATTGCGTTAAAAGTAAAGGCTCTTTTACACCCTGTGCTATAAGATTAGAAATGCCACTAATTTCATTGGTTAGAGTATTAAGAATTGTTTGAGCTGCTCGTATTCTGCTCACAAATCCCAACAAAAGTGTTTTTATTGTACCGAATGATTGTAACAATGTTGCTGTATTTTTTTCTGTTTGTGCAAAATTTTTTGCGGCAATAAATGCTACTTCTTTTGGTTTTATAAAATCGACCGGAGATAAAACAGCCGCCCTGGTATCAAGCGACACTCCGGCGCGTTTAAGCGTAAGAGAAATCTCGCATTGACCGCTTTCATTTGCCGATTCCTGGATATTGTAATTCTCGACAACAACCTTGAATCTACCCCATAACGGATGATCAAAAAATCCTGGTGAATCGTCCGAGGTTGGAATCATAAGCGCGTCAATAAAAGCCGCTCGCTGCTGCAAATAATACTCGCCGCGCAAAAAACCATGTACTGTAATTGTCTGTGGTTTTTTGTTTAACGTTTCATTTGACCATAAACCAAAAAATGGATATTCAGAAGTATCTATAGATTGACCGCCGGAAAAATCAAGACTCTTATAAATAAACGGGATCGGATCGTTTTCCGGCGCCTGGTAGCTGGACAAGCGCGGGGAATCTTCTTTGTCCGAGCGGTATGCTTCACGCCAATTTTCTTTATAAAGACCGGGAAGCGAAATGTCAAAACGCGATTCGCTCATAAACCGCTCCTTCTTAGAGATGGTCTCGATCCTGGATTGAAACGCATTGCACTAGTGTTGTTTTGAATATCAGTGGTAAGTTTTGGACTATCGCCTGTCAGATCAATATGTAAATTAATATCCGCATTACCAAGTTCTACTTTTTGCGGAGAAATATTTGATCCTGTTTGTGTAATCTGCGAAGGCAGATCTGAAGCTGACATTCTGCGCTTATGTCTTGAATGAGGCGGTATTTTCCGTTGTCCATCATCTGCAGATGCTCCTCCTATTCCCTCACCAATTTTACGCCCTGCTTTGCCGCCAAGATACATTCCAAGCGCGCCGATACCTGCTCCCACTAACGCTCCAACCGCTGTCCCAAGCACAGGGACTACTGAACCTACAGCTGCGCCTACCGCCGCGCCTGCCGCAACTCCGGCAGCACCTCCTACTGCAGCTCCGGCGATACTGCCTGTCGCATCTCCGATCGCTCCGCCTTTTGCTTTTCCGCGTTCTTTTGCAGTTAATTCTTCATTCTGTTTTATTTCCTCCAGTTCATTCATCATTTGAGGGATTTTTACGGCAGCGGCAAACAAACCTCCTGCCGCTGCGCCTCCCGCATATTGAGCCGGTTTTAAATTTTTAACAGCATTCTGTGCATTTGTTAACGGAGTTCCTTTTCCTAATTGTGTTTGTTGGAATTTTCCGCCGGAACCCATTCCCTGCGTTCCCGCTCCACCCCCCCAATTGGTAACATACACAGGCATTGCGGTAGCTGCGCTTAATGATCCAAGATTTATTTTTCCGCCTTTCAATTGTGACAAGCTGCCCACAAGCCTTGATATTCCGGCTATTCCTTTTACTGCGGCTATTGCTCCAATCCCGACAGCAATTCCTGTAAATACTTTCTTCAAGCGTTCTGGATCTTCGGATAACTTGTTTAATAGCCCTGTTAAATTTTCAAGCGGTTTAGTTAAGTTGCTGTCTGCAAATTTATTAAAAGCTGTTTGCAGATTTTTTATATTGGATTGAAGAGTACCTGCCATTGCAGCAGATTGTTTTTGCAATAATCCTGTTGTATCACCTAGGTCTGTAAGATTTTCATACATCCGTTCACCATGTAAGACATAGGAACGAATCGCTTTCATGGAAGAGTCGCTGAATATTGATTCAAGATAATTGGCATTACGCGCATTATTAGACTTTGCCGCAATGTCAATCATAATATCATTGAAATCTCTGAATTCTTTTGTTACTTTGTCGCGAACATCAATTCCCATTCGCATTAACTTCTGCCGCATTTGAGGATCTGATAATTCGTTCATCGCGGTTTGAAGAGCATTTGCTGCCGCTTGCGGACTTTTCATACCGGCATTTAAAATTTGCAATGCGGCGTTAGCTTTTTTAATATTATCCGGTGCGGTTCCTATTTTGCTATATGATGAAAAAATCGCTGGAGCTTGTTTTGCAAAATCTGCCAATGAGTAAGAACCTATATTAGCCTGCGCGGAAAGATCGTCCATAAGGGAAGTTATCTGTTCCGTAGTATATCCAAATTTTTGAAATTCAGAAAAAATATCGCCAATTGTTTCGCCTGATTCTCCAGTTGCCTGGATTGCAAGAGCGACGTTCCTGATATTATCCTCGGCGTATTTCAGATCGTTAGTTTTATTTACAATTATCTCAATTCCGCTTAATAAATTATTCGCGTCGATTTTTACATCAGCCGCTTGCGCCGTATCAAAAATTTGTTTTTTTAATTTTGAAACTTCATCTGCTGACGCGCCAGCGGAAATGCCGAGCCGCGTCATTCGGTGATCCATTTCGATGATGCCTTTCGCTGCAGCGCCTACGGACAGCGTGAGACCAAATGCCGCAAGTTTTGCGCCTGTGCCTGAAATTACTTTATCAACTTTGTCGAATGCGCCGAGTGTTTTTTCTGCGAAACCGGAAGCCGCGCCGGCGGCATTTTTCAAACCTTTTGAGAATAAATCTTTTAACGATAAAGTTACGCCGGTTTTAATTTCCGCCATTATATTCTCCCGCGCACTGCTTTTGTTACGTTTACGGCTTTCTCATGCCAAAACGACAATTCATCCCAATACATATCCATAAGCGTTGAAAAATCCATTCCAGGAAGAAGCATGAGGATTTCCGCTACCATTTCGGCGACACGATCACAGACTTCTTCCAGGCTTAAACTTTCTCCGTCATATCGTCTTGCGGAGTTTCTGTCTCCGCCTTGGTAGGGTTTTCGTCGTATTCCTTTGTTGTAAAATAAGAAGCCCAGACAAACGCAAGCTCTGTACGAATTAATGACCAGTCGTCAATATCAATTTGGTTTACTACAGTAAGAGGTAAACCGGATAAAGATGAAAACAGCGCGGCATCAGCAGCGGCGCTGTCAACAGGATTAGTTCCAACAGCGATAAAATCTTTTGTTTTCGGACGTTGAATTGTTACCTTGGATACATCCAGTTCTCCGACTTTGAAAGGATGTTTCAATTCAATTGTTTTTGCCATGATACGCCTCTAAGATAATCTTGGGCTGGTACCCGAATTGTAAGTGATGTCCATTTCGGCATCGCCAAGCTCCCCTGGTTCCGTTACCCACGCCTTCGGCATCATGTATTGTTTGCCGCCTGTCGTGAAAATAGTAAGCGTATCTTCACCGATGTTTGACATTTCTTCAACGCCGAGCGCTCCTGTCGCGTTGAGCTTAAGCTTCAATTCGGCGAAAGTCTGACTTTCGGTATACCCTGTATTTTCAGGCACTTCACCAGCTTTTGTTTCGCGTTTTATTCCGGCAGGTTTAAAAGTCGCGCCTTTTTCCTGTATTGGTAATTCACCTAACGCCTGTGAAATAACTCTCTGTACTCTTTCAAGTTTCATGTCCTGCCCCCTATTTAAACTGTGTCAGTCCCGCAGCAATGTAGAACTGTCCTATCAGATTCGGTTCGTGAGAATACTCAAGCCTCGTTTTGCTTCCGGCTTTGATTTCCACAAAAATTGATTTTTTGTACGCTTCAAAATCCTGACACCACTGTTTGGTTTTGATAAAAACTTCCTGATAGAGCTCCGCAAGGAAAGAACGGAAAACACCCGGGGACATTACACGTGCTCCGGCTCCGAAATTTTCGCCTGTGCTTGCAAGTTTCCATGTTTTGAACCGTTTTTTTGCTTCGGCGTTGATATAAGTACGCACAGCGTCAACAGTTTCCGTAACCTGTACGTCAAGGTAACTTGTGTCTCTGCCGCCGTCCGTGTTTTCGGTGTAGCTTGTTACCAGACGTTCAAT